TCACGAGGCCTCCTCGGTCTGATAGACCCAGACCAGGGGGTTCTCGACCGGCAGCGGCGCGCCGCTCTGCGTGCATTTGTAGGTGCTGGGAAGGACCGGGATCCGGACGGGGAGGATCTCGCCGGTCTCGGGGTCGACCGTCTCTTCCCCGGTCGGGAAGGACATTGCCTCGACGCAGAGATAGCCAAACTTTGAACGCGAGGTCGGCAGGCCGAAGGGTGTGCCATCGCGGACGAACTTGATGAAGCCCTTGGTGGCCAGCACGCTGATCCGCTCACGGATCGTATCCTTGCCGCCGAGCCCGGCCTGGTTCTCGAAGCTCTCGGCGAACTGCAGCGCCGTGAAGAGCCGCCCGGCTTCCGCTTCGTCAAAGAGCAGTTGAAGGATAACGTCGTGTTTTCGGGTCCGCTCGGCATCGAGCTTCTCACCGAATTCGCGGCGCACGATCCGCTCGCCGGAGCGGTCGATCGTGACCCAATGCCCATCGGCCTTGTCGATGATCATCGGTTCGATGCCGGGGCCGTTGCGCAGCTCGAAATGCAACATCCGCTCGGGCCGGTCCTCGTCGGGCCGGTGCATAATGATGCCGGAGCTGTAGAAGCTGCGGAGCGAGCCGGCGCCCGAGAGCGCCATGAACGGGTCCTCGACCAGCTGTTTCTTGGTGATCTTGCGTGTGTGGTGGCAGAGGATCATGCCGGCGTCAGGAGCGACCGCGTCCCGCAGGGCCTCGACCCGCTCCTGCAAAAAGAAGAGCATCGCTGTATTGTCGTTCTCCCCACCTCCGTCCGGACCGCCATCGAAGAGGTTTCGGATCGGATCGATACAGAGAATGTCGGGCGCGCCGTGTCCGTAGTGGGCGCGAACCGCGGCGACGGCGAGTGCGACGCCGCCGGCGTCGAGCAGCATGCGGACCTTGGGCGTGGCGACGAGATTGTCGCGCGCCGCGGCCAGGAGCGCGGGATCGAGGCGGATGCTCTGCAGGCGTTCGCGCAGGTAGTGGTACTGGATCTCCGCCTGCAGATAGAAGATCCGCAGAGGGTGGCTCGGCGCGAAGCCGAGGAACGGCACGCCCGCCGCCATGTGAACCAGCAGGCTGATCAGAAAGTCGCTTTTGCCAACCTTCGGCGCCCCGCCGAGCACCAGCATGCCGCCCGGCGTCAACACGCGCGGTGCGATGATATCGTCCGGCATCGGACTGGTGTCGTCGAGGAGGGCGCCGAGCGTGAACGCCGGCAATGCCGACATGGGTGGAGCGGAGTGCCGTTCGAGCGCCGGCCCGTGGCGTTCCTCGTGCAGCCGCCAGAGGCGCTGCGCTTCCGAAGCGAGTCGCTCCAGCGGCCAACTCGGTCGCAGCTGGGCGGCGTTGTACTGGCAGATCGCCTCCCACGCCTCGTCGCGGCTCGTGCGCCCTTCATGGGCCATCCGCACATAGTGGCCGATGGCAGCGCTCGCCCCCTGGAAGCGCGTCCAGTCGTCATCACCGCCTTCACGGACCGGATTGGTCAGGATCTCAGTGATCGAGGGTTTGTCGGTTGCCGGTCCAGGCTCGGATCCGATGCCGGCAAGCGGCGGCATGTCGGCGACGAGGTCGGCGAAGTCGCGCAGGTGGACCTCGACCCGAGGGCTGTGGCGACGGATGTTGACCAGCCGCTTGAACCCGCCCTTGTGATAGACCGAGCCGGCCATACGGATGGGCTGGTGAGCCGAACGGAAATGCGTGTCGCCGCCAACCTTGACCGCGATGTCGCCACGCAGCCGACAGAGAAGCGCGATATCCTCTCCCTCGGCCGGTTCGCTCAAGCGCCACCAGACATGAAGCTTGTCGAGACCGTCCGGCGTGCGGCCGCCGCTCTCGACGATCAGCGTCGGCTCGCCGAGATGCCGGATGAGATGATCGAGCTTGGCTGCGATGTCGCCAGCGTCGAGGTCCACCAGCACCGCCTGCATCTGGCGGACGTCGGCGGCTTTCGCCTTGCCGGTCTCGACGACGGTGCCCGGCACCACGTAGCAGGCAGCGCCCTCCCGTGCCGCCCAGCCGGCGAAGGCGACCGCTTTCTCCAGCAGGCTGTCGTCGATCTCGATCCAGGCGTTATGGGGACGGCCGTCGATGCCCTGGCCCTTGTCGACGAAGCCCCGCAGCGGCACCCAGCCAACGCAATAGCCGAAAACGACGCCGAGAAAGACAGCAATTTGCGCGTGATCCGACTCGATGTCGAAGGGATCGTCCTGGGGCGCGGCGTCGTTGAAGTCGCGCCAGGCATCGAGGGAGACGACCTTGTCCTGACTCATGCCGGCAGGCCCCAGCAGCGCTCCGCCCACGGGCAGAACCGGCATTCATGGAAGTCGCGGGACATGGCGATGCGCGGAAGCAACTCGCCGGCGTCGGTCGCCTGCAGGATCCGCACCCCCCGGTCGGACATGCGCTGCGCGAGATCGGCATTGAAGGGCACAAGCTCGTGGTGAAGCTCGGCGGTGTCCTTGTTGATGGCGGTGAAAACCGCCGGGGCGGCGCTTATGCCCGGCACCTGCGCGTCCATGTAGGCCTGGTATAGGGCGATCTGCGCGGCGTAGATGGGCTTTGCGACAACCACGCCCTTGGCCACGGTCTCGCGCCAGTTCTTCGCGTTCATCGTCTTGCATTCCCAGAGCGCGGGAACGCCCATGCACAGCTGCTGGGGAGCCGCGGCGATGATCCCGTCGACGTGACCGCGGATACGCCCGGCAGCGACCGAGAAGCCGAATTGCTCCCCATCCGCACGGTTACCCTTGCGGGTGTAGAGATCGAACCCGGCAGCTCGGAGCCAGCGGACCGCGAGATCTTCGAGAGCGTGTCCGATCTCGAAGATCCGCAGCGTCTGGCCGGTGAAATCCTGGCCTTCATCCTTCGGCGCACCCGCGAACTCGAACTGGAGGGCGCGCTCGCAAGGAGTTCCGAGGCGGGAGCCGCCGAGGTAATCGCGCGATGGCCTGGCGGCGTTCGCGGCCGCCAAGGCTGTGTCGATTAGCGCATTGATGTGCTGGGCGCAGGTAGGGCGGCGGTTGTAGTCGAGCATCAGAACGGCACCTCCGCCTCGGTGCTTTCCGCCATGGCATGCATGGCATCCTGGAAGCCGCCGACGGCGACCTCGATGAGCGTGAGCACCTGCGCCTCGGAGAGATCGGACAGCCTTGCCTGCCAGCCAATCTCCTCCATGATTTCGGCGACCGGTTTCATGGCGGTGCGGATCGCCGCCTTCTCCTGTTCGGTGAGATCAACCATGGCCCAGCGCTCCCGCGCCAAGTGCGCCCAGAAGCCTTGGCAGGCCATCGAGCAGAACCAGACCGACGGGCGCGGCTGCTTCGACCGCACCGGGTCGAACCAGCCAAAGCCACGGGTAAGTCGTCGGCAGACAGCGCAGAGCGTTCCACGCGGATGCCAGAGCCGCCGCCGGTCCTCGGCCGTGATGGGGGTGAGAGATGCCATGGGTCATGCCGCCCTCCCGATGTTTGCCTCGGGCGTGGCTTCGGCAGCTCCGAAGACGAGGGAGCGGATGCCATCGCGGTTGAACCGGAAGGCGAGCAGCGCCGAGGCCTGGTAGCGGGTGAGCCCGAAGTCCTGCCGGCACTCGGGCGGCAGGAAGGCGAGCTGCCGGTCGGTGGGCGGCTGGTTCAGCCAACGGCGGGTCTTGTGCGCGCTCTCGTCGCTCTCATGCTCGTTGAGCCAGTCGTCCGCCGCCGCGAGGCAGACAGTGCGTTCGCCCATCGCCAGCAGATGCGGCCGCTGCTTCTGCAGCCCGCCGATGCCGTACCAGCGGCCGTTCAGGAAGAAGACACCGCCCCAGGCGTTGAAGCCGCTTGCGATGAGCGCGGCATCGTCGCCGAAGAGATCGCACCAGCGGAAACTCGACCGCTTCAGGAGGTCGATCTCCGACATCACGAAATCGCCGAGCGGGGTTGCTTCGCCGCCTTCGTGGCATTCCCAGAGGTGACCGCACAGCGGGCATTCGGTGGTCGCGAGCGGCACGATGGCGCCGCAGTCGGGGCAATCCTTGGTCGGTGCCTCGCCGGAGGGCTCACGGCCGTTCAGATCGACGTCCTGCTCCAGGGATCCGTGCAGCAGCGTCGAGGTGCCGAAATCGAGCACGATGCAGTCGGTCTTGACGACGCCCGGATGCTCCTCGGGCGAGACCGTGCGCAGGCCCCGGCCGACCATCTGGATCATGGTCGATTTGTAGGAGCTTGGCCGCAGCAGCACGACGCAGCTCGTCGGTTGGTGATCCCACCCCTCGGTCAGGACCGCGACATTGACGACGACCCGCAGGTCACCGGCGGCATAAGCCGCGAGCGTCGCCTTGCGGTCGGTGTCGGCCATGTCGCCGTAGATCAGCCCGGCGGCAACGCCGGTCGCACTGAAGGCGGCGGTCACGTTGCACGCGTGGTCGACCGTTGAGCAGAACACCACCGTCTGGCGCTCGCCCGCCTTCTCCCGCCAGTGGTGGATGACCGCTTCCGTTACCGGCGAACGGTTCATGATCGCGTCGACCTCGGCCATGTCGAAATCGTCGGCCGTGCGCCGCACCTTGGTGAGCTGGTCCTGGACGCCGACATCGATCACGAAGGTGCGGGGCGGCACGAGATGGCCGGAGGCGATCAACTCCCCGATCCGGATCTGATCGGCGACGTTCGAGAACACCGGGCGCAGGCCGAGCTTGTCGCCCCGGTTGGGCGTCGCGGTGACGCCGTAGATCCGGCACATGGCATTGCGCTGGAGCGCGGTGTCGATGATGCGCCGATAGGTGTCGGCTGCCGCGTGATGCGCCTCGTCGATCACCAGGAGGTCGAGCGCGGGCAGCTGATCGAGATTGCCCGCGCGCGCCAGCGTCGGCACCATCGCGAAGGTGACCTGGCCAGCCCACGACTTCTCCTTCGCATCGACAACCGAGGTCGTGATCCGCGGGTTTACCCGGCCGAACTTGCTGCGGTTCTGAGCGGTCAACTCGTCACGGTGGGCGAGCACGCAGGCCTTGGCGCCCGTGCTCTTCGGGGTCTCGCCGACCATGCGCCCGACGACGCCCGAGAGCATGATCGTCTTGCCCGCTCCGGTCGGGGCGACGCCAAGGGTGTTTCCGTGTTCGCCGAGCGCGCGGACGCTACGCTCGACGAACTGCTTCTGACGGGGGCGTAGCAGCATGGCGTGCCCCTCACTGTGCCCAGGACGGGCGCACGCCCGCCGTGGGTGCTGATTGGGGCATCGAGGTCTGGGAAGGCTGAGCCTGCGGCTGCGTCGGCGCGACAGTGCCAGCCACACCCATGATGGCGGCATATTCCTTGTGATCCGGCGTCACCGCCGTGCGGATCTCGTTCTTCTCTTCGCCATTGGTGTCCGTGCCGACATCGATCTTCGCGACGAACTCGAGTCCGTCGAGATCGGCAAAGCCGCTGATGCGGCGGGCGGCCTGCGCCTGAGCGGAGTTGTCCTTGTCGGAGATGCCGCGAGCGGAGTTCAGCATACCGCGCACGAGGCTGCGGCCCATGTTCGCCCAGTCCGGACCCTTGGGGCTGTAGAGCCCGATCAGGGTAAAGATCTTGCGCCGGGCGTAGGGCCCTTCGAGAACCGTAAACTCGCCCGAGAGGTAGACCGACCCGGTCGTCCCGCGCGTGGCGTAACCGCCGGTCCAGCCCTGCGCCGGATCGTCGAAACCGCCCGGGCGGATGGTCAGGCGCACCTTGGCCAGCGTGCCTTTCGGGATGATGTTGGCGTTCTGCTTGGCGTCGTTGAAGTCGTTCCAGGATCCAGACATGACTGGGGTCTCCTCGTTCAGGTGTTTTCGGAAAGGGCGGGAGCGTCGGGGGCCGGCGCCGGCGCGGCAGCGGATGGGCTGCGATAGGCCAGCCGCTCGGAGGCGGGCTTCAGGGGCCCGCGGATCTTCTCCATCAGTCGGCCCAGATGCGGCTCCTCGATCAGATCGAGGCGGCCGGAGCGGTCCTTCGCGGGGAAGTTCCACGAATTGATCGTCTGGCAGACGAAGGCCCTGTACTGCGTGCCGGAGTCGTCCTTGATCTCCGCCATCGTCAGGACTTCATCGACGATGCCGGGAAGCTCGAGGCCGGTCTTCGAACCGTCGATCTGCGGCTGGAAGATCCGCCGATTGAAGTCGTCGAGCTTCTCGTCGAGGATCCCGACGAACCAGACGTTCTTCGCCCGGGTGTGCTGCAGATGGGTCAGCCACGCGATCATCTCGCGGCCGTGCAGGCCGTAGGCGCCGCGGACATCGGGCTTGCCGGTCTTGTCCGAGAATGCCTCGGGCTGCCCCTTGCACCATTGGAAGCAGAGCCGCCCGGCGACGGTGATCGAGTCGATGAAGACCGTGTGGTAGCGGTCGAGCGCCGCCGGATCGCCGAAGCGCTCGCACACCGCCGCGTAGTGGGCGTCGCTGTAGACCTGGTCGTCCCGCAGCGCCGGATTGGGTCCGCCGATGAAGACCGCGAAGTCGCGGCATTCGGCCCAGGTGCGTGGACGGACGCTGTCGCCGGACCATCCTTCGATGGCGAGGTCCCCCGCCTCCAGATCGATGAAGAGTGTGGTGGCGGGGTCGAGCGTCCAGAGCAGCGAGGTCTTGCCGATCCCGGACTTGCCGAAGATCGTGCCCTTGACCCCGCGTTGCTCGGCGAGACGCTGATCGGCCGAAATGATCGGGAGAGCCATCACTTGCCTCCCTTCGCCGCGATCAGGGCATCGATCGCGATGTCCGCACCCAGCGCGCCGGCCTTGCGGGCCTCGTCGTGAAGGGTGCGCACCGCGTCGATCTCGCGGTAGAGCGCCGAAGCCCGCTCGTTCAGCCCGATGAGGGCGAACGCCAGTTCGTCGATCGACGCCGTCCCTACCGGCTTGACGGTCTCGTCGCGACGTTCGCCAAGGGCCGGCACCCGGATGGTCTCGGGCAGCTTGTCCAGCCCGTAATGCTGCTCGCGGAGCACCGCGAGTTTCTTCGTGATGCTCATGACGTCACCTCGTTGGTCAGGGAAAGGCGGAAGCTGGGCCTGCCGGTGCGAACGGTGCGCGCGTCCTCGAAGGCGGAGCGGATGTGGCTCGGCCAGGCCGCGAACTTGCGCTCGGGCACCTTGATGGAGACGTCGACGTATTCGGCGGGGTCGTCGCCCTCGGCCCGGATGCGCTCGACGAGAGCGGCGAGCTTGTCCTGGTCCCAGTCGACGCGCTTCGGCAGATCGGCGATCACAGTGACCGCGCCGTCGTCGAAGCGGATCGTGCCGGTGTCCTTGCCGGCGGCCTGGCGCGACGCGTGGGAACGATCGCCGTACTTGAGCGCGACGGCGCCATCGAGCCAGTCGCAGGCCGTCTTGGCGCGGCGCAGCGCGTCGGCGGCCTCGTTCTGCAGGAGGGCGAGTTGCTCAGCGGGCATAGCGGCGATGTCGCCGACGGCCATGTGCCGGAGCTCATCGAGCGAGATGCGGTTGGAGATCGTCATCACCGCCCCCTCACGCCGCAGGCTTGGCGGGGGTGTCGGCGGTGCTCGCGCGGATCTGCTCGCGCTCGTACTCCTCGACGTCTTCGAGGCGGTACACCACGCGACCGCCGAGCTTGACGTACTGCGGGCCCTCGCCCGTCCAGCGCCAGCGCTCGAGCGTGCGGTGGCTGATGTTCCAGCGTGCGGCCAGATCGATCTGGTTGAGGTGTTTGGTAGCCATCGGCTTCTCCTTGGGTTCCTCTCGAAAACCTGCGGAGAAGATGCAGATCCATCCGCGATCCGTCGTGGGGATCGTCGGGGGATCAATCTGGACAAATCAGGAGGATAGAAGGGGATCTGCAGGGGGATGGCGGGGGATCAGCCCAGGTCCAAGCGCGTCAAGGCCGCAGCGAACCTGACTTTCGCGGGGGGATCAGGAAAATTTGATGTTGAGCCGGTAGCGGCCGCGCCGATCGGATTGAATGAGCGTCCGCCAGTCCGGCTGGGCCTTAAAGAGGTCAGCCATGCGGGTACAGGACGAGCCCGCTTCCGCCAGGACCGATTTGCCGTGCCGCCAGGGGAATCCAGCGGTTGCGGACTCAAAGAGGATCTGAACCACCCGGCCCTGGATGGGCCCGAGCGTATACAGGCGATCCCCCAGCGTGACCTCGCTGAAGTCGTTGAACTGCGAGAAGCCGCGCGTGGATGATCGAGGGGTTCCACCGAGGCCGTGCTTGGTCTCGGCGCGATCCCGCTCTTCGCGACGCACCACGAGTTCGTCGCGATTCACCACGACCCCCTCGTCCGGTTGGACAACGTGGCAGTACGCAGCGTCGGGCGCCTCGAAATGCTGGACCCGAACCTCGCCTTGGTGAAACAGTTTGTAGACGTCCTGCGGACGGAGATCCTGCAGGCCTTGGAACCAAGCCTGTTCCTCCGGAAGCCGGAACCATTGGCCGTCGTCGGTCTCCTCGTACGAGCCACGTTCTATACGGATGCCGTATAGCCGCACCGAGACCCTGAGAAGCCCGTTTTCCGCCAGATAGGCCAGGTCGCGCCGAGGCAGTTGCCAGCGCTCCTCCAACTCCTCGAGTGCGAAATACTCCTTCTCGATGGCCGTCAT